CCTCTGCAATAGTTAGGTCAATGCCCCACTCGTGTAAAGCAGCAACCTGCAGGCCATTATGGGCATCATCGCCGCTGAAATATCTCGCAAGCCCTTCGGTCGCAACATATGGATTTCCATCAGGATCCATTACCGGTTGTTTCATCCAATCTCGGATCCTGTTTCGCTGCGCTTCCGTTCCTACCGTGTTGTCGATATTGGCAGACGCGAGAATTCCATGTAATCCACCCTGACCAAAGGGAAGTTCTTCACGGGTAGTTTGTCCGGTACTTAGGTCCGTAACCTCTGCATGGGAAATAGACAGGCCGAAGCGGCCCTGTATGAGTTTGCTCAGACCGTAGTCATCATCATCCATCGCTACGCGCAACTTCTCGTACACGAGAAGCTTTTCAACACCCTCCATGTCGGCAATTCGCTCGACAATCTTTTCCATGGTGCTTGACCACATTTTTTCGAAGGCAGGTCCACCAACTGAGAGATCCGTTTCTCCCGTACCTTGCAACCCCCAGTTGTGGGCAACGGAAGTGTGGATTGCGTGACCCATAACCTCATGGATCATGACATTTCCAGCCCTTATTGCGATGGCCTTCTGTCTCAATGCCCGGGCTTCTTCATCGGGAAGAGAATCCGAATGATGCAACAAGGTGAAGGCAGCAGCATCCGCAGTGCTGTACATCCTTTTGGCCACAGCGTGCGCTTGGATTTCCCCGATAACCGCCTCGCCGGTTCGCGGATTGAAAAGAAGCTGGTCTACAACCTGCGACAGCTCATCTTCTTCTGCGGCCCTATACCCAATTTCAATTCGGGTAGGTCGTGGACCCCTTACCGTGTTGCCCCCCTGCCCGGGCCTGTCTGTCGGGTTCAGTTTAAACAATTCACCCAGTTGGGCCACAAAGTTTCGTTGCCTCAGTTGCCGTAGGTCGTCTCCGACCACTCCGGCAAATTCACTGTCCGCAAACACGTTGCCCGGATTTAATGTCCCGGCTTGTCTTGCCTGGTCAATCCGGTCATGTAGATCCTGGAGTGCATCCTGATCGACAAGCCATCTGGTGCCGGTCTGGACCTTTTGGTATCCCGCCGTGCGGCCACCCATGTAGTCGGGGTTAGGGGCTCCGTTAGCTAATTTTTCCTTACCACGATCAACAATGTTGAGAGTGTGGTTTTGGAGAAGGGAGTTTCCTCGAAGCGCAGAGAGCACTCCCACCAACTGGGCTTTTTCGTAGTCCGTTAGTTCCGTCTCCGGATCCATTTCGAGTAAGTCATACCGGCTTTCACCGCTAGAGAAACGTGGATGGACGTGTTCCGCAATGCGCCTGGCGTCTCTTACTTTCTTTATTGGTTCCGGGTTACCCCCAGGGCCGCGCAGAATCTCACCGTTGAGTTCCGCCAGTGAGTCCTCCAACGCATCCCAACCGGCGAGGATGGTCGCTGGATCGTTTCCTCCGATATGGGCATCCGCTGCCCTCTTCAATTCTTGCCACTGATTTACTTCTGCCTCAGTTGCCCCAGTTCGCATCATGGGTCGGGGAGGCATGAATGACCTCATGCCTTCTGGAATCTTTGCTTCTCCACGCTGACCTGTTCTTGAGGTGGCAGCCCGCCTCACAGCTCCCGAAACTCGCCTCGCATGCTGAGAACCTTCTTGGACGAAGCCGTCACCATCCGCGTCTTCCGCATCGGGATCGAATCGCACGCCACGTCGAAATCCCCGAACGGCGCCCGTCGCTACATTTCCAGCTGCATGTCCGAGTGTTCTGGCCCCTCGGGTGGAGAACGCCTTTTCATTCATTCCAGTGTTGAGGAAACTTTTGATTTCGACTGCTCGGTTGGATTTAGCATCCAACTGTTCTTTGCGATTCTTGGGTCTGACGGAATCGAATTGCGTTAACACCTCTATTCCGGCCAACGGCAACTGATCGGGTTGACCAAGTCGCTCGATGAAGTGAATTTGCCAGCGTTCAGACAGTTCTCCGGCGTGACCCGTCCAAAAGAAATCGTGGAACTGGGTATTTGTGATTCGATTTATAGATCGCTTTCTGGACACATAGGAGAAGAAGTCGACATAGGTCACGGGCTTCTCACGAGTAACAATTGCCCCAGAGGCCCCCTGGGAACTTTCATCAGTCTCCAATAGGAAGAAGAGCTTGTCTTCTCCGGCGTTGGCAACATGAACGGCTTTCATCAGACCAGCACCCCTGCCGAATCATTACGACGTGGGCGCATTTGACGCCGAAGATCTACAAGCAGTTCATCAGCCCGAGCAACTATTTCAAGCGGTATTCGCTTCTTGAGTACGTCGGTGGAGGTAATACCTTCGATGCCCAACTTGCTGACTCCACTGAGGAACGTGTCGGTATCCAGGACATCGACACCGTCTGGGTTCGTGAACTTCACATCCACTCCCATCCTGTCAAACCTTGCTTTGGTCTCCTCTGCCGCAAGTGCCTGTCGGAGCCATCCAACGTTACGGAGACCGTTGACTTCACCATTTCGAATGGCTCGATAGAAGAAGTCAACCTCCTCCTCGGTGAATCCGGCATCCACGAGCTTTGTTGTTGCGGATTTATCCAAGCCAAGATCGTCGTTGCTGAGATGACGAGTGTTCCAGTTCGTCTTGCTTATTGGGTACCGGATGAACTCAATGTCGTCCGTCTCTACTCCACCCATGATCTGAGCCCCATGGTGTTCTATTCCTCGAAGGGCTTCTTCCGAGGGTTCCGTGAAGTTGGAAGTTTCCCCATACAACTGGCGGAGATCGTCATTCTCGAAGCCTTTGTAATCACCAGTGATTCCCGCCCTCAGGAGGCTATGCATTCGAGTGGTTTGGTTGAATACGCCTGTCTCTTCCCCGTTGACTCTGGACGGAGTTTGAGCGGCAAGGATCTCTGCTGGATCGTTGGAATTCATGGGGACAGGAATGGCTCCTCGGCTCATTCCGTCTCCAAATCCATAGTGGGTTCGGTCAGACGCTTCCGGACGTAGAACCAATTCGATGTCTCCGCCTAGCGATTTTGGGTCACCCCATGGAGCCCTACCTTCGGGATCCCAGTGGTCTGCGCTTCGTTCAACGTTTGGCCCTGTGAGATTCTGGAGGTGGTCATCAACTACATCGTCATGTGTCGCGTGATACAGGTGGCCATTTACTGGACGTGCTTCCGATCCGGCATTCAGGGCAATTCCATTCCTAAGGTCGTAGGCGGCCCGCATGTCGGAAGCCGCATCCCCTGGTGTGTGGGCCCGCATGTGACTTCCACTTGAAAATAGATCGCTCAGCTCGTCGTCATCAACGGAAACCCTTGCCCTACGGTCGAAGCCACGATGCCATACAACGGCAGCCTTCTCGATGGTGCCCATAACTTCCTCATCGCTTCGAGTGGCCATAAACTTCTGCACCACTGGGTCTGCGAATAATTCGGAATTGCCTGGACCAGCGATGCTGTTCACGTTTGCTGCGACTCTCAGGTCGCTAAGGGCACTATCCAACTTTGCCCTATGGTCCTGTTGGGCCGCTGCCCGACTTTGTACGGGGGGAAGATTCCTCGACATGGCAACCGGTAGATCCTCGGGTGCTGCCCAACCATCAGGCGCACTGAAAGCGTTTCCGGTGTTCTGTCCTACGTCGACATTGCGTTGTCGCATTGACTTCCTGATGGCGGGGTTCTCACTTGTGCGAGTTGTCTTAACGGAGCGCATTCCCCTACCCCTGGTGCGGGAGTCCCTCTCCTTGCGGAGGGTCCGCCTTTCTTGCCTAAGCGGTGCGAGAACGCTGTTGATGCCGTCAAGCTTGTCGGTGTGTTTCTTAATGTCGGCCTGGTTGCCGTCGCCGCGTGCCTTTTCCAGATCCACAAGAGTTGAACGAATCTTGCCGTCCAATCCCGACTGAAGTTTTTCGATTTCCTTAATCCGCGCCTCCCGGGCCCTTCCACGCATCTGTCCGGTTCGGTCATGGAAAACGTCGCTAGTTTTCTGGGCTGCTTCCCACTTGCGACGCTGGGTTATTTCTCGATCCCAATCTCGTGTTGATTGTGAACGCATACCACCAGAACGGCCCTTCTTACGACCCTTCTTGCGGCCCTTTTTCTTCGGCCCAATTACTCGCCCGATGCCCTTCAGCAGATCGTCGATTATCTCATCGACCGGATCGTTCGGGTCGCCTGCAAAGCCCTCGGAGAAAGCTTCGCCAACACCCTCTAGAAGGTCATCCATGGCTTTATCCCCACCAAAAGCTTTGTAGCCCTTCTTGAAATTCTTCTTGGCCTTTGTGACTCTCCGCTTGTGGTCGGCTGCCCGTCTGGAACGCATGCCTCCTGGGGTGAGTTCTCTCCGTATCAGTTTGTCACTACCAATTTCATCAAGGCGCTCCTTGATGTCATGGAGCTCCTTATCTATGGGGCCATTGTCTCCCCTGCCTGTACGAAGCCACTGCTTCCTTCTTACGAGTTGTTCGATTTCCTTCTTCGTCTGCTTGTCGAAGGGCTTGAAATAGAGATTGTCTCCTGAGGTTGCAGTCTGTACATAATGGCCACCCTTGTCCGGGTTGAACTTTTTGCCAGTGGGAGACAGCCTGTGAGTCAAGGTCCAGTCCGTTCCCTTGGCGGGGTCTTCTAATTGTGGGCCCACTTTGGTTCGTGTTGGATACACCTTTGAGGAACGCATTCCCGTGTACTGATCCAAAGAACGGACCATGGCGCGGTAGCTCTCGTCCACGGAAAGCTCGCCACGGGAACGGCGAAGAGCATCTTCCCGTGCCATGCGTGCGTCTAGCGAGTTGCCGCCAAACTGCATTCGGGCTTCCATTTCTTCTCGTGTCTCTGGCCTGCCACTCGTCCGTCGATTCATCTTTCGCTTGTATTTGGTGCTTTCGTGTTCAAGCTTCGACAGTCGATCACGGTCAACGGGATCAAGATTTGTTCCCCTGGAATTGAGGTCCGCTATCTCTTCCAGAAGTTCCGTATCGGCCATGTCGCCGGGATCCATATCCCATTGGGTGCGACGTTGGTACTCCTCCAACACCTCCAGCCTGTTTTCGTCGATACCATCGGCGGTTCTGTCCACCTTCTTGGACCAGATGTCGTCGACTTCCTTTTCGATATCGACTTCTTTCATTCCGATTGGATCGCGTTGAGCGTCAATCCGCGCATCGTCGCGCTCCATTCGAGCGTTCTCTAGGCCCACCTGTTGATCTTGCATCTCCTGCAGGAAGGCCTTTTCTTCTGGCAGCAGCTTGTCGCCACGCCGCTTTGCTTCTTCTAGATCTTCAATTGCCGATCCCAGCTCGTCCTCGTCCATGTCGCCGACAGTTTCCATCGCTAGAGAGGCTTCTTCTGCTCGTCCCTCGAGTTCCTCGGCCGCTTCAGCAGCTTCTTCAGCCAGCCATTCCTGATCGCGACGCTCAGATTCGGCTTCCAGAGCTATGAGTTGCTCTGCTTCCTCTGGGGTTATTTGTGGATAAGTGCGATCGGCGTATTCATCCCTGACCTCGCTGTCCTCGCCTCGGTAAAACTTGAGATCGTCGATTCTCTTTTCCAATACGTCGTCAGACATGTCGCCGGGAGCATCCCAAAGACCTTGTTCATCCTCATAGGCACGATGCTCGGTTACCTGTCGATTCCGGAGATTTGTCATCTCCGCGTACTCTTCGTTGTTGAGGAATCCGGGATCCGCATTATGAGTACGTTCCAGTTCGGTGAGTTTGTCATCCCAGTCGACATCGGGCATGTTCATGACTTCTTGCATGTAACCAATATCTTCTGGGTCTCGAGGTTCCAGACCAGCTCCTTCGGGTCGATCTTTAAGGGGAGTGCTGAGTCCCTCAACCATCTGAGAGCGCATACCGCTTACTGCAGCCACTTCGCCACGGGCGTCGTATTCCCGTAGGGCCTGCTGCTGCAGGCTCCACTGGTGATCCATTGTGTCCCAGCGCTGCACACTGTTCTCAAATTCTTGAATTTTCTCAGCAAGCCACGCCTCTTCTCGACGCTTGAAAGCCGCCAGCACCGTGTGTGATGACGACGGACTGGGAGGACTAGGGCGTCCCTCGTCATCCCCTATAAGGCTGGGCTTATGGCGGTTTCGAGGCTTCCCATCAGCACCATTGGTCCTGAAATAAGTCAGGGCATCGCTATACCGTTTGGCGTTGTCTCTCGATTGTTGGGCCTTGGCTCTAGCGCCGGGGATCTCAACGTCCATGGCGTCAAGCTGTTGGCGGCGCTGCGCTGGAGTCATTGACTCGACACCGACTTCCGCGTGAGGTAGAACCAACTGAGGCTCTCGTTGAGAACGCATGCCGCTTGCTGTTTCGTCCCCTCCACTAAGCCCTTCCTTTTTCCGCTGTTGGTAGGCCCAATCAAACCTGAACGTGGAGTTGTCGATGCCGTGCATCTCGTCCTTGATCGAGTCAAGCCCTGCTTGGGCTTCATTGATCTCCTCTTGGGCCTCGTCAAGGGCGGCCATCTTGGCGACGTTGTCAGCGTTGTCCCACCATCCTGAGTTTGGATTATTCATTCCGGCACGGCCCCCATCAAGACCAGGGCCTTCACCCCAGGGCATGTCGCCGACATCCCGGTAGTCCTGGAGGGCATCATCCAGCCGCTGTTGGGCGACCCCATGGTTTCCTTCGAGGCCCTTGTAGCGCTTCCTGTCCTTTCGGGGAAGCTTGCTTCGCTTCTTGGGATCCAATTGTCCAGGGCCCCAATCACGGTTGTCGCTAAGCCCAAATCCAGCAGCACTAGCTGAGGTGGCAAAGCTGGCGGAACGCATGCCGGAGGAATCGCCATGCTGGGAACTGCCTCCGTACATCATCTGCGTGAGACGCAGTTTTTCGGTCTCCGCTCCAGTCTTGGTTGTTCGAATACCTATATCTGAGGGTTTGCCGGTTCTTCCAGAAGCTCCCCTTGTGGCCACGATCTTCCTGTCGGCAGCGTCGGAGCGGTCTATTGACGAGTGAGTAACTCTGGTAGGAATGTCCTTTATCCCTAGTTCCTTGGCAGCGGCGACACGCATGTCACCATCACCAAGGTTCACATCTCCGGTTTCCGGGTTGTAGTGAATATTGACGGCGTCCTTTATTCCCTCTCGACCGATATCTGCTTTGATCTCGTCAAGCGCAGCACGTCGGGTTTCGGGAACAACTCCGGCCAAGCCAGTTTCCTTGCCAGGAAGGTCGTCAAAGAAGTCCGTAGAAACCAATTCGGTGTCTCGAAAGTGATGACGATTCGTCAACGCTGGATGTGGGTATGCAGGGTTTGTCGGATCAGTGATGCCAATCTTTGCGCGCTCGTCGGTCAACCACTCCTTGAACTCTGGACCAGGCATACTCCGGAGCTCTTCTCTGGTTGGCATTCGTTCTCCAAACCCAGTACCCACGACACGGGTATCCACTGGCGTTTCGTCAACGACATCAACATCCGGCTCTGCGTCCCAGTCTCGCCCCTGAAGGATTCTTCCCTGAGAGCGCATTCCTTCGGCTATCTTCCATGCGTCAAACTCGGCATCTGTCATGTCGGCTACATCGTCGGCGTCAGTCCACCAATCAGAGATCGGCGCCTCGACCTCGGGCTCAACGTGAGGTTTGGCTCTTTCTCGCCTACCCGCTGGAGACTTGGGATTTCGTGGAAGCACCAGCCCGCTGGGTGTTACTTCCATGCCCGTATCTCCGGGAGCCCATGGGGGTTCTCCGAGATCTGTCTGTTCGTCTAGGGGTAAGGGACGGAAGAAGACATCCAGACTGTCGTGACTGCCGATGGCTTGTGGTTTTGGATCGTCCATCCAGTCGAGTACTTCTCGAGTTTTGTCACCCTTTACGATGCCCATCTTCTCGAGGGCTCCCAACTCGGCCATTCCTTCCATGAGCATCAAGTTGAGTTCGAATTTGTCGCCTAGTTCTCTTTCGTCCAGAAGCTCCCCGCCACTTGTTGCGAGATAATCCCGAACGTGTTTCTGGTAATAGCTCCCGGCGAGGAGATGCATCATGGAGCCTTCAAACTGCTCGACTCCGAGTGGTGGGAAGTCGACTTGAGAACCCCCGTGTTCGCGGAGAACGTCAGAGAAGACGGTGTTAATGGCAGCCTCCCACTCTGAGTTGGTCCACTCTTCCGGTGGGTGCTTGAGGATTCCTATTTGCCCATCAGCGACGATCCTGAATCCACGGTCCGCGCTGTAGGCGTCGACAATCATGTTCTGCATTTGGGCGTACTGCTTGGAATGAATAATTTCGTGGTGGCCCACATGTGCGGCTGCCCCCTCGACTCCTCCGGCAATCGCCGCCGACAAATCGATTGCTTCCGTGTCCATGAAGCGTTCGAGATTTGCCTGGTCCTTCATAAAGTCGTTAATCGCCTGCCACTTCGCGGATTCCGTAGCGTCGCCCACGGTGTCGATGAGTGTCAGCTTTCCTCCACGCTTGGCTACGTCACCATGAGTGAGCCCTTCCATGTATGGCTCCAAAGCCTGCGCAGTCGGATTAAATCGGATGACTGTTCCGAATCCACGCTTGTCCCCTTCGCCCCACATGGGAACACACTCTCCCCTGGTGGTCCAGTACTGCATGTAGCCCTGAGGTTCGTTTTTTTTGACGTACTGTCGAAATTCGATTCCCTTGATGAACTTTGCTGCCTCCGGGTCTTCGTCAACGTGCTGCAAATAGCTACCGATCTGACCACGCGTTGCTGCATCATGTCGAGTTAGGAAAGTATCCATCATCTCGGTAACGGCCGGATCCCCTTGATCCAGGGCCTCACGGAACGCCTGTCGACCCTCTTTGTCGCCGCTGCTATATGTAATGAAATCTTCCGTTAGCCGTAATTTTCGTTTTTCAAGGTTGTCCCTAACAGAAAGATCGTCATCCCACAGCTGTTCTCCGTACATATCAGTGAACAGCCCCTTCCATTCGAAATCGAAGTCAGCATCGGCTGCTAGGGCATCGAGGGTTTCCCACATGTCCTCGTTCATCTCAGAACCAGATGTAACCCCGAACCTGTCCATCACGCGTTGAATGGCGTCCGTGCGTTCGACAGCGGCTGCCGCTATGGAGACGGCATCTCCAATGTTTTGCGCAGCCTCAGTTTGAGCCTGGAGTCGTGCAATTCCAGCGTCGCTGTAATCGATACCACGATCCTCTAGACCGATCTGGACACCCCGTTGGAGGCGTCGATTGAACCAGGCGGCAAGGCCGTGAGTGGTTTGTCTCATTACCGCCGTAGGGCTAAAGCAGTTGGACCCCATGGCGTCGGTGAACTGGTTTGCTGCTGGCGTGCCCGGAGGACAGCGGAACTTCCCTAGGGCATCGACAATGAGGCCGACACCGCTGGCTGCCCTGCCACCCAGATTCGACCCGTCGGGAAGTATCTCCCCGATCGATGCTCCGAGGCTTTTAACCTCGATATCACTCTCGGATTCGAGAATCGGCTGGCCGGTACGAGGATTCTGGTCGTATTGGCGTACACGAACCTTGGGTTGCTTACGCTTCCACTCCAGTGCTTCCGCCATGGCCTGCTTGGCCTCTTCGGGGGGCAGTTTCTTGGATGGGTCCATCCAACCCCAGTTTGTTTCAGGGTTCTCAAGATCTTGTGATGTGACATGAAGCTTGAATACCTGGCCGGGCTGGCGCGTACTGTTTGGGTCGAACCGAACTTCTTTTTCGATTTCCTCGACGCCGCCACCGGCAGTCCGCTTTCGAGAATCCTTGCCCTTGCCCTTGCCGTTGCCGTTGCTGTCGCCGCCCAGGGCAGCACCCAGCGCTTTTACGGCGTATTCAGCATCAAGGGTCGGCGCTGCGGAGAGTAATGCGCGACGCTCGGCGAACTTGATGCCTTCGGCTGCAAGATCGCGGCCATTGCGCTTAACTCTCGCCGAAAGATACGTTCGCTTTTTCGGAGAGAACCCGGTCATATGGACCCACTTTTAAGAGAGCCCTCAGAGGGAACCGCTAGCGCCGTTTTCCTCAGACAAAAGCTCAAATTCGATCAGAGAAGCCATGAAATCTGCGTCATCCACGCTCATGATGGCCTTCTCGCTGTCACCGGAAACCCAGTTTGCAGGAATGACCTCATCTAGACCCATGGCACGAGCGCGTTTCATAATATGTGCCTTAGTCGCGGGCTTATTCGATGCCCGTCCATAAGCCTGAACTGCATTGCGAAGGTCCTGTTCCGAATCGATCGGATAGGAGCCATCCTTCATGGCTTTGCCCTCCTTGGCCAGCTCTTCTCGTTGATTATCCGTGAAGGCTCGCTTTAGGGCAATTTCCGCAGCTTCAGCCTCGATGGCCTCGGACTCGTCGGGCTCGTAGGTGTCGTAACCCAGAACCTCTCCGTCGAGCGCTACGAATACGTCGTATGACTTACTGTCAACGCCGTTGATCTCGACGGCATAGCAGTCGTAGCCCTCAAACACGTCGGGCTCCACTGCGCTGACGACGCCGTCAATCGTCTTGGTTGCAATATCGGCAGCCTCACTGAAATCGACGAGGTCGACATTCTCGAAGGCGTCCTTTTGTTCGAAGACGGAATCGTCAAGTCGGCTGTATCCGAGAACCTCACCGGTTTGTCCCTCTACGAAGACCTCGATGACCTTTTCGCCATCAACATCCACGTCACAAATGAACAGGTCGGCGGTATCTGAATAAACCGAATCAATAACGGTTGCGTATTCGGCACCTTTGAACTGAAGCTCAAGGTTTGTCTCAACCTCTAGGAGGCTGGGCATGCCCTTCTCGGAGGTGCATCCACCAGGACAATCTTCGCAAACGCTTGTGTTTCCGGGATAGACCTTGCGGTCGATGGCACAGAGGTATGCACCGGCATCCTTTTTCAGGGAAGCCTGGACCATCTCCTCTTCATCCTCTTCCTCTTCCTCCTCCTCGTCCATTGGAGCTGGAGGCGGCGGGGGCGGGGGAGGTGCTTCTTCTTCAGCAGCGGGAGCAGCTGGAGCCGGAGGGGGTCCGGGAGGGGGCCCTTCTCCTTCGGGAGCGGGAGGTGCTTCCTCTACTGGAGCGGCTGGAGCAGCGGCAGCAGGAGCGGGAGCAGGAGGAGGACCAGGAGGAGCAGCAGCAGCAGGAGCCTCTTCCTCTTCGACATCTTCCTCTTCCTCTTCTTCCTCTTCATCGACGGGAAGGCGGCTTTCGCGCATCATTACGCCAGCCTTTTCCTCGGCCTCGTCCAGGCCAACCCACTCGTCATCTTCGGTCTGTGCGTCCTTTTCGTAAGCCTCTTCTTCGTCCTGCTGAATCTTTTTCTTGCGGCGACGCTTCGGGCCGGACTCAGTCTCGACGGCGTTACCTGAACTGCCTCCAGAAAGGTCGCGCTCACCAGTGGCGTTGCCACCGGGGGGCTGGTCGCCAGGAATTTCGTTATCGACAGCAGTCCCCGGACGATTCCAGGACTTGGTTTCCTCGTCCCAGTATTCGTACTCGTCCTCTTCGGCCGTCTTGGCTTCGGACGTATCGTGCTCGTCGTGATCCGGCTCGTCGTCGTCATCCTCTAGTTCAACATCAGAAACATCGCGGGTGTCTTTTTCCATACGGCGCTTCTCGGCCTCAGCATCGGAGACCTCGTCTAGCATGTTGGCTTTCTCTTCGAGGGCCTTGATAAGAACCTCGTCTTCGTCGTCCAAGGTTTCATCCGTGACGATGGTGTCTTCCATTGGACTCTCTTTCAGCTCGACTGCTAATGCGCCGCATTTCCCGCATACCTTACTACCTGCAGTATACCCGCAATCACCTGTACTGTAGTCCTTGGCACATGTAATAGCCCCTCCAGAGCTATCAACCTTTACCAAGTTTTCGTTATCCTCGGCCACTTCAGGCTCCTTGTACTGCATGGCCCTGGACAAACACCCCTCAGGGTTGATGCAGCCAACACACGGCTTCGCGGTCTTTTCACCGCTCAGCATGCATTGGTACTTCATCGGTTTGCCTCGAAGGCCACTATTAGACATTGTATCTTACTGCTTACTCCCTATGGGGATTAGGATTAACTACGAGAGCTTCTTCGTTTCGGCGTGCGCGACATAATTTCTTCGGTCGTTTTGCTGATAAACGTCGCCATGGCTGAAGCTGCAAACATTTCGAGAAGCTCAGCAAACATTTCGGTTCTGGATCCACCAGTGTCAACCTGTCGGTCGAGAACGGACATTAGGCCATCCATAATCTGATCGACTTCTTCCTGGTTGACGGTGACAGTCCCAGCGTTGGTACGTTTGTCTCCAGTTTTACCCGACTCTTGACGCCTCATAACTTTTTGTAACAGTGTTAAGGCAATCGCGGTTTTATTATCATCACGTTTCTTTGCTTCGCGGATTTCCTTATCCAGGGAACCCTCAACGCGCTTGAAAAATGTGGCTTCATGGTTGATCTGAGTCCTGCCAGCCTGCTCGGAACGCATTCCACTGGACTCACCACGCGTTTTCCAATTTCCGCCAGTTCTCCTGCTCGATCCTGTGGAAGCGGGTCGGATAGTCCCCCTGCTGGGAGCCACTCCCAAATCTTCCATTTCTGCTTCCAGGCGACGCATTTCTTTTTCGTCGCCACCGGATCGTGCGTTGCGCCACAGATTTCTGAGATCGTCAATCCGTTCAGCTTTGGAGGGATCGTCAACCGAACGCATGCCGCCTTGTCGTCGTCGTGCGCTGACGTATTCCTGAACGGCATTCGTCTTGAACGCATCCTGGTTTCGCCTAATGGAGCGCATGCCGCCACCCTCGAAAATGCTTTGAGCATCTCCGCGTTCGGACGGATCGATATCTGGGTCTGCGCCGCCGATGCCACCCCTCTTTGTAGAGCCTTGGGTTATGTGTGGGTCGCCGCGATAGACCTCCAGCATCTCCTCAACTTCAGTCTGTAGCGCCATGGCGGTTCGATGGGCGGCTGTTTCGGAGGCATTCATTTCATCTGCCTGATTTCCCCCGGTGATATAGCCATCGAGGAGTCCCTCCATCGCCTCGAGTTGGGAGAAAGTTAAATCCTCTTCGGAGGTAACGACATCGGCCATCTCGGCCCAGAAGTCGGCGTGCTCCGGACCTACGTCTCCCTCGATTTGAGCATCACTGGAGTCGTTGTACTGTCTACCGATCACCTTGTCGAGTCTGTTGAGATTCTTCTTTCGATCCTTCAACGCCTCTTGAGGGGATTTGCGGGCTGACGGATCACGGTCGGGCTCTCGCCTCTTTTCGATGCGAGGAGGCGGGTTGATTCCCCTGCGTGCTCGACGTTCCGCAAGGGAGGGGAATTCTCCCCGCTTGCGTGCGTCTCGACGCTCCTCCATGTCCAGCTTCTTGCCAACCTCTCTGGAGATTCTGCTGTGGTCGACCTCACGCATGCCGCTACGGCTAGGCAGCAATTCACTATGTAGGAGATCCCATTTGTCCTGGGTGCTCATCTCATCCCAGCCGTCTGGCTTCATCTCTGCGAACTTCTTGCCCTTGAAGCGGGCTTGCTCCGGTTCGTGTCCCATGGGGCGACCGGGACGAGCCTTTTTGCCCGTGTCAATGTTTGACGGCTTGACTGGTGTATCGCTGCTGCGCATTCCCGCATTGTGGGATTCGAGCATCGCCCATTGCTTCGGCGAACCATTGCGGTCTTCCGCCATTGCGTGAATCATCGAGTTGTGACCGCCGCCTGGATCGAAATTGAAATCCGGGTCAGGTGTTACGTCTTCGAAAGTTCCATCTGACCGCATTTGGCGGACTTTGCGAGGGTCGATCCCTCCCGGATCTCGATTTGGACTCATTCGGTCCAACATGTCCCTCTGCATCCGAGGTGTGATTTCCGGAGGTGCGCCGTTATTGATGCGAGAGGTACGGAATCCGCTGTAGGCGTTTGTTTTGCCTTTCTTGGAGCCGGGGGAATTGAACTTGCTGTCCTTGTCCAACGCCGCAAACTCGAGAATGTCCCGACCCGTCTTGGGGTGGATCTTCCGGTTCTTAACGTCGCCTGGCGAAACCTTCTCCCAGTTCTTAATGATGTCGTCGTAGTTCTTGACCGGAACCTTGACCTTCCCATTCTTGGCGTTGGCCAGCAACGAGTCGTAGTTGGCAAGGGCACCCTTAACGTCTTTGTCCTTGGTGGCAGTAATCATCAACCTGAGATCAGAGCGAAGTGATCCAATCTCATCTTCCGTTAGGTTCATCTCAAGGGGCTTCTTGGCCCTGACTCGGCTGCGCTTGCCACTTTCGAGGCTGTGGAGCTGCTGGGCCTGACGAAGCTGGTGACGTTCTGACCGAAGTCGCCCCTCAATGCTCAACATTTCGTCAATTCGAGATGCATCGGCATCAGGTCGAGACATGGTGGCCATCAATTCCTGATTGAGTGCCTCCAGCTTCGGATTGATGTCATCGATGCGGTCCCGACGCTGTTCAGACCGCATGCTGCGCATGCCGCTGGGCACCCACCCCTTGGGCAGGGATTGTCCTGTTTCCTTGTAACGCTGCTCGGTATTCCGAGCCAGCCCTCGATTGAAGTTTCGACTGCGCTCTTCAGCGCCGCCGTCACCTTCGGTCATTACCGCACCGATTTGGTGTTTAAACGGCCTGTTGTCCTGCCGTTTGCCATAGACATCCCAAGTAGAGGCGTCCCTACCTGCACCGCCATACGACAATATGCCCCTGTCCTGGTCAAAGATGACGCTGTCTGTTGGGACAAGTCGTTCTGAGGCCACCGACATTTCCCATGCCCCCTGACCCTGGCCACTGGCCTGTGCGGAGTCCGGAAGATCGCCGCGATTCTGGGTGTGGTGGGTAACCCGGCTCAATCCCTCGAAGTCTCCACCAAGGTGTTCGACAGTGAATTCGTCTTCGCGCTTATTCGGATTGCGTGGAACTGGTGTCCCATCCGGGTTAGTTCCATAATCCGCTTCAGGCTTCCTGAAGATGGCGTGGGATGTGACTTTTGCCTTCTCGTGACCTTCTGGATATTCAGAAGTGAATGAACGCATGCCTCGTCCGCGAGGCCTATCCAGGTTGATTGCCGCCTGTAGAGCTTCTTCCCTAGTTTCGTAAACCTCTGGGCGGGTCGCATTGCGGTTCGCCGTATCCATTACTCGCCACTTGCCATCGTCACCCGGGCTGATGTCATAGCGCTGGGAGCGCATGCCTGAACGACCTGGACGATCGCCTCCGAAAGCACCGGCCTCGCCTTCCGCCAGACGCCTAGTTCTTGCACGATCAGCCACTTCTCGTCGCCGACTGGGGTCAGTCATTTCAACCCAGCGCCCGCCCTTCTTGGGCTTAGCGGGGTCAGTTGCACGAAATTCCCACTCCGACCCATCCGGCTCATGGTGTGGGGTCATGTGGGGTTCCCCCACACGGGTTATTTGGTCAAACTCGCCTCGTTCTCGGCGATTCATTCGATCTTGTGCAGATTCGCCTGACCGGTCTGGAATTGTTCCTGCATATGGGCGACGCTGAGAGCGGAATCCGGTTTCCGGCCCAAAGCCGCGATCCATCTGTTCGTCTCTCCATACGTCGTATGGGTCAGGTCCTCCGCGAACATCCATGAACTTTGATGGATCGTCCCAGAAGTCATCTTCTACGCCAGCGAAGAACTTGGAGCGGGTGTCCCCTATTTCCCCACGACCGGCGTCCTCGAGTAGTTCGCCAAGCGTCTTATCCCAATCGGCACCGCCCTCTTCAACGTCCCAACCCTGTTCTGCGATCAGTTCTTCGAGCATCATTTGTGTTCGGGAGCTCATACCGTCCATGTCGTACAACTCGCTCATAGGCGTGTCGTCAACCCGATCCAGTAGAGCACTAGCGGCGTCTTCTTCTGCCGCCGTGGGACCGGGGTCGTCGGGATCACCGGGCCGGTAAAAGCTACGAGAGCGCATGCCCTCCCCCATTTGGAGGGGAATTCTTGTCGGATCGATCATGTCGTCGTCGTCGAGGTCCTGGCCACGGTGAGTCAAAAGGGGCTCACCCACCCGACTAGGGACCCACGTTCCCGGTTCCGGCATATCTACTTTGTCTACATACTCTTCATGTGCCTCGAGTACCTCTAGCAGTTTCTCGTCTTTGATGACATCTCTCGCAAGATCCTGAAGCCTGCTGTCGTTAAATTCAACCTCACGGTCAAGCCACCTCTGCTCTCGTCTGACAATGTCTTGTCGTCGACGGTCTATGTTCGACACATTCGGTGACATGCCCTGACCTGCCGTCTCGAATTCGAGTGCTGCAGCACGTTGCAGGGAAGAGTTTGTTGGTTGCCCGTTATCGTTGGAATGTCGATGCTTCGGTATGCCATCCCGTTGTCCCACACCCACAAAATGCCTGGCATCTGCATCTAGTTGGACCCGCTCCGCTTCGACGGCCCGGATCTTTGCCTTATTTGTCTCGATGTCCTGTCGCACTTCCCTGAGGTGGGAATCCATCAATGGGAGGTTGTCGGGTCCCAGTGCGTGGCGATAGTCCTCCCACTCTGTATCAGAGAAGCGGATCTCACCCCTTGGCATGAAGCTGGTGCCACCACCCCGGCTGCGCGGGTCATGCACCGTGTGTCCCTCGCGAAACAATCTCCATTCACCCTTATTCGGGTCCAGCCTGTCGGGACCACGGGCAGCGTCCACCCATTCGCCAGGAATCTCTACAGGAAGGCTGCCGTCGTCGTCGAGGTCTCCATGTCGGACATAACGTTCTCCGCCGCCGGGCATCGCCCTGGGATTGACAAGACGACCCCTTGACCTCTCACCCGTCTTTCGTGGTCCCCCGTCACGAGGTGGAAGTGGTGGCCTCCCTCCTTCTATCCGGTGACCATCGCCCGTGTTGGTAAGACGGTCTTGCCGGAGGATTTCGTCGCGCACGGCATCTGACCAGTCCTGGTGGGTATTGAAATTATTCCTATCGAACTCAGGATTGGCCCTATTCGTCTGGTTTCCCAGGCCCCTCTCCCCGGCTGATCTTGGGCGTTCGATCTCCGGGTGCTGTCGTGGATCCAACCGTTCCGTGGGACGATCCCTATCCGGCTCTTCCCGATTCCGTCCAGCCCTCAACCTGCTCAGTTTGCGCTGAGTTCCTGCCAGAATTTGTTCCAACGTGGACGGAGTGTGTTCATCACGTCGCGTCGGTCCTCGATCGCCATCATCATCGGGAGGCAAACGCCTCGGAGGTCGCTCTCGCCCTGGTGGCGGCGGAGGAGGAGTCCTCCGTTCTGGTCTCGCTCGCGGCGGAGGCGGCGGCGGTGGGATGGCATCATCGTCATCATCTGGGGGCAAATCCCTAGGGGGTCGTCTCCCAGGAGGGGGAGGGGGCGGGGGAGTCCTTCGTTCTGGTCTTGCTCGAGGTGGAGGGGGCGGGGGTGGAATGGCATCATCGTCTGGAGGCAAACGACCAAAGCGAGCTTCGTGGTCATCAATTTCCCGCTGCGTAAGTGGGCGCGTCGAATCAGGGTCGCGACGCCGTCGTATTCGGTCGCGGATACTGCGCATGCCCCCCTCGTCGCGATCACCACGAGTATCAGGGGCATACCCCTTGGGCTTCCTTCGCGTGTGGCGCATGCCGGGAAGGTTCGTATTGATCCCAGGGATAGCAGGACGTTCGAAGGGGGTGCCCTCTTGGACTAGCCCATCGTTGTCGCCATCCCAAGCGTCTGGGTCGAAGAGCTGCAGGGCCCGCCCGGCCCTACGCGCTTTTCCCAGTCCACCACCTCGCCCCAGTTTTCCTCCTAGGGCCTTGATGGCCATTTCGGCTGCGTCTCGGAAATCAGGACCGCCACCAGTAAGGAGCAATCCCTCCCCGGTGGGGGTGGCCTCTACGTCGTAGTAGTCGAGAACTGGCTCAAGGAATGCCTTGGCTTCGAACAGTTGTTCGACTCCACAGGGAACGAGAATCGGAAGATTGCTTTCCACCACCGTAGGGTCAAAAGCCTTCGTATCCGGATCCTTTCCTAAGATTGGATTTGGATTTGGTTTTCTGTGAATGTGACCCAGGGGGTTGGGGGGACCTGGCGTACTGATTGGCGAGTAGATCGTTTGAGGCCTGACGCGAGCAGGCTTTCCGAACATGTACTTGCCATCATCTGTCTTGTGGTAGGGCATCCGGTACATGCGGGTGGTTTGATCCACCATCTTGCGGAGGAACACCACCATGTTTTCGCTGGCCTCAACGATCTTGATCGGCACCTTTGTTCGCCCGTGGATTTCCTTGGCGAGGGCGATGCGGGCCTCCATGTCGATGGGACCGGCTTCCCCGCGAGACCAAATGTCCCTAGTGGCTGCCTCATGATGATCGGAATCTGGCTTATTGGGCGTGGGCAGGGGAATCATCAGCATGGGCATACGGCCCATCATGAAGCCCTTCTCGAATACAACGGCCTCTTCTGCTGCTTCTGGCTCCATCTCCATTGTCTTGGTGCCGCAGTCACATCCGTTTAGTCCGCAGGCGCCGTATTCTCCGTCCTTGACAGAGATGGTTCCGGTGAGTTGGTTGGCACCGTGGAGAACAGGACTTACTTCATAGAGTTCGACCTCTTTGAGCATGTTGGCCTGCTTGACCGGATCAAAATTGGCTTGAAGCGTTTTGTAGCCAATTGACCATTCCTGCTCTTCGCCGAAGAAGGCGACGTTGGCAAATGCCTCTCGTCCCTTTTCTGCACCCAGGTTGAACTGGACTTTTGCGAACAGGCCGCCGATCCCGGCACTCTTCATTTTCTCCGGGAGGCGAGAGTCCGAGTTGGGGACTTCGTAGATCTCCAGAACCTTCCCGATGGGATCGTTCCAGCTATGTCCCCAAACCACTCGTGGTTTACGACGCTTAAGACTTTCGGTGAAAGCTCCAGGCAGGACGATGTCTCCAACGCTGTCCTTGTTGCCTATACCGGCTACAAAGCACTCAACGATTCCCTCTGCCTTGTCGACGGTGACCTGAGCACCGGAACGGGCTTTGAACTGGACACCTGTGAGAAGATCGTTGGACATGAAGCACCTCCGTCCCTAATGATAAACGACAGGAGGCGTCTAGCGTGTAAGTAACAACCTTATACCAGGTACTTTCCGTAAACTATTTTACGGAAATCAGCTGATAGCGAACGCCCAGGCCCTTCGAGCTTCATCTTCGGAGACTGTCGCGGGAGTTTTGGCCAAAAGACTGGCAAATAGACCGACCAAATCGCCCTTGAGGGCCGCATGACGCCTGTCTTCATCCTGTAGACGCATGGTTTCAAGCACCATAACTTCAATCTTTATCTGAGTTTCCGTGTTAATGCTCTTGATGCGATCCATTTGGGCATTCAGCTGGACCTGTATGTCTTCCGGGGAGGGCGGTTCGTACTCTCCGGATTTTGTTGACTGGGCTGTTTGGGAATCCTTGATAATGGAGTTCAAGACTGGACGAATATCCTCGTCTATCTGTCGATCCCAGGTGCCGAGGGTAAAGATGTTGTCGACCTCTAGTGACCCATCGGTAAGAAGTGAACGTGCCTTCCGACCTGCTGCTTTCTCGAGTACAACGCGCTGCTGGCGTTCGAACAGACGTTCGAAACTGCGATCCAGGATGCCGGTCCACCGTTCATAATCCTGTCCGAATTCTTCCTCTGCCTTAGTTTCGATGAACTCCGGTTCACCCGATAGCTGACCCATGTCTGCTGGGGCGGGTTGCTGTCCATTGGCGGGTGGGGCACCAGCCTGAGCGGCCATAGCCCCCTGCATTGTGTTGGGATCTAGGGGTTGCTGGCCATTACCCGGGGGCTCCCCACCCCCAGGCACTGGCATGCCGGGCTGTGGCGCTCCCGGTTGTCCGCCCACCATTGCACTGGGCTGCTCCATTTCCTTCTCTGTGTTGGCAATCGGTGTCAAATTCGGGTTCATCAGAAGCGAGTCGGCAAGTTCGGACTTAACCGGGTCCTTGCCGGTCATCTCACGATATTCGTTGACACTGATTAGACCCTGCTGTAGTTCGTCCATCAGGTAACGATCTCGCTCTTGCTTGTAGATGATGAGGTTTGGGACGGTTGAAGTATCGAAGTCGATGTAGTGAACGGGATCTAATTCGTCCAGAGCGCGGGCAAGTGGTTCAAGATGGGGAAGCATCGTCTCCATCCAGAACACCCGGATTTCCTCGGCAGCGTTACTGAAGGTTCTTCCGGACGCGTTGCCAATAACCGATTCGGGAACACCGAACGAGGCCAGGATTTCTTCCTTGGTGATTTGGCGCATTTGGATGTAGGCGGCATCTCTCGGGCTGGAGGAGGTGTCTACGAAGTCGACTCCATCATCAGCCGAGACCACAGTGGTTGATCCGACTCGCCCAAGATTGCCACGGAAGCGGGTGCGCAATTCGTTCTTGTCGTCATCTTCGATTTCTCCACGAAGAACCAAAAGTCCCCCAGGTCGACCGTCATTCAGTAGGAAGTTACGGTTGTAGAGCTTGGCAAGATTTTCGATCTCGATGGCGATGCCAGCCGACTCCATGGGAGTTAGGGACAGGTATGGATCGAGGGGGTGTGGACGACGTACCCAACATACTTCCTCGGGCTTGAGGGTGAGTTTCCGACCGTCGGGCAGGTCCACTTCATATCCGGATACAAATGTTTTGGGATGAGGAATGGGGGCGGTGTGCTGCGGTGGAAGCAGGTTCAATCCGATGATGGAACCATCTCGTCCTCGGACCTTCTCAATGAAGGCCCCACGGCTACCAAGTAAAAGCTGTGACGAAAGTCTGTATCTGAATATGAAGGAATTCTCGCCAATATTAGACTTGGAATTGAGAATGTCGAGAATGGAACTTTTGTCCATGGTCTCTCGGCTGCTTACGATCTTCCCATCGGGAGCGTTTCCCTCCCTGAGAATGATCGGCAAGCGAGCTTGGTTTCCAGCGATGGCGTCAATACATCGAGCCACCCAAGTGACCTTCTGCATGCCCTCTTTGTAGGCGCGCTCGATGTCCCAAGCGTCACGATAGGGCTGACCGACCAGAGACGGGTTCGCTGAAATCGGCGCGCCAGGGCCCACCACCTTTTGCTGAATCCCGTCCAGCGCTTTGTTAGAGGAGTTCCATGCCATGTTTACTCAAGACCCAGTAAAAACCCGAATATGCCACAAGCCAGACCCCCGACGATTAGGCCCAAAGACGTGTCAACCATTCCAGCGCCTATGCCTGTAAGGATAATAAATGATACCATCAGTACATTGGCGAGTTTGTCCCGCTCCAACCAACTGAGCACCCTCTGCCAAATATTCATGTGGTCCTTACTGTAGTTGGCTATGAACTATCAATTGTCACCTATCCTAGAATAGACCAGACTGCGAGGTACGAGGGTGACGAAAGACTGGAACAAAGTCCTCGACTACCTTGAGCCCAAGGCGTCTCCGCACTGCCCGGAGGAACCTTCGTTAACTCAAAAAGTCTTCCTGCGGACCTATGCCTTGGAGGCCCTCTTCGGGGGAGCGGCCGGTGGAGGCAAAAGCTCGGCCCTCTTGATGGCGGCTCTCCAATATGTGGATGTCCCAAGTTATTCGGCCATCCTGTTCCGGCGTACTTATGCCGACCTTGCTCTGCCAGGAGCGCTCATGGACCGTTTTTTGATGTGGATCGGGCAGGAGGAAGATGTCCGTTGGAACGCAAACTCCTACACGGCGTCGTTCCCGTCGGGAGCTCGAATCGCATTCGGTTACCTCAACAACGCCCAGGACTACCTGCGCTACAAGGGTGCGGAATTCCAGTTCATCGGGATGGACGAGGTCACCGAGATCCGAGAAGCGGACTACCGATACCTATTCTCTCGCTTGCGTCGTCCGGCTTCGGGTCCGCTGTCGAAGGTCCCCCTGCGGATGAGGTGTGCTTCCAACCCTGCGCCTAACTGGGTTAGACAGCGCTTCATCGTTGAGGGCAAGACTGAGCAGCGTGTGTTCGTACCCTCCTTCCTTTCCGACAACCCGGGCATCGACTCGGTGTCGTACCGACAGTCCCTGCAGGCCCTGGACCCCATTGAGCGCAGGCGGCTCGAAGAGGGCGACTGGTGGGCAACCACTCTCGGGTCACTCTTCGATCGTGAGTCCGTAGTGATTATCGATGGAAACGAGATTCCACAGCTAACTCCAACAGCTCGCGCCATACGGTTCTGGGACTTGGCGGCGACCGAACCATCTCATTCGAACCCGGATCCTGACTGGACGGTCGGAACCCTCATGATGTTTGACCAAGGAATTTCTTACATCCTTGACGTAAAGCGTATAAGGGCTAGAGGAGAAAAGGTAGAACAGTTGATTGCCCAAACGGCTTACGAGGATGGGGTAACAGTACCGATCAGGATGGAGATGGAGCCGGGGTCATCCGGCAAGATGCTGGTCGACCAGTACGCCAGGTACATCCTTCCGGGCTACGACTTCGTGGGCATGCGTGCCACCGGAGATAAGGTCACCCGTGCCAGGCCCTTTGCGGCTGCAGTCGCCAACGGTAATGTGCGAGCCATTCGGGGACCGTGGCTTACGGACTGGTTGGACGAGTTGTCGTCTTTCCCGGAAGCCTGTAATCACGACGACCAAGTTGACTCCGCCACAGGAGCTTTCACAAATTTGACCGGATTGGGGTTGCCACAGCGCAAACGCGTCGCTATCGTTGTCTAGGCAAGTTACTAATAACGTCTAGAGATCCGGAGAATGTTATGAATCTGGAGGATATTACTACCCTCCGCAGCCTTCTGAACAAGCTTGACGAACGTGTCGAACATGTCTCTGAAGATGCATCCGAAGTCGCCAACCTGGTGTTGGAGATGAATCTCGCTAAGAACGATCTTGGGATGGTTTACGACAGCCTCACCAACATCCTTGGCGAGCTCATGGAATCCGAGCCAGTGATCGAGCTCCGTGACGGCGCTCAGATCGAACGCAAGGTTGCCTCAAGCCGAAAGGCGTGGCAGCACAAGGAACTGGCCGGTGCGGTCATGGATCGGCTACAACACGCCGCCATCGACATGGACACCGGTGAGGTTCTGATGTCCGGGCCCGAGATGGGGCTCAAAATGCTCGACTACCTCGCACCTTCCTATTGGAGGGTCGGGAAGTTGAACGAGATCGGCCTGACGGCTGACCTCTACTGCGAAGCAAGTGAACCGAAGACGAGTGTTATCGTCAGAAAGGGCGAAGCCCAATGAGCGAAGTACTAAAAAAGCTCAGCGAACCGTTCCCCAAGGAGGTCGAAAGGACCCTCAAGAAGGGCGGAACATCCCTGACCTACATCCCGATCAGCGAAGTCGTCTCCCGTCTCAACAACGTGTTGGGACTCGACGGATGGTCGCTGGTCGTGAAGGAGTGTCGTCGCGATCCAGTCGCATCAGACTGGATCATTGCGCATGTCGCCCTTACCGCCATCATCGATGGGTCGGTCGTCCACAAGGACGGTTTCGGTGGCCAGGAGATCAAGTACATGAAGAACGGCAACCCCGTCGATCTCGGAAACGAGTTCAAGGGTGCCGTCAGCGATGCCACAAAAAAGGCCGCACAGTCGCTGGGGGTGGGCATCTACCTCGCACGCTCTGACGAAGCCCTCGAACTGGAGGCAGCCGAGCCTGTCGACCCGAAGGTGGAGGCTGCGTGGGACAACTTCAAGAGCGTCGCCGACAGCCTGACCGAAGAGCAGCGTGTGAAGCTCAGCGAGTTCTGGTCTGAATATTCTGGCGGACGCCCGAAGCCCACTGCCGAAACCGCATCGATGGTCGATGTGACCGCCCTTTCGGATGAGGCCATCCGGCTCTCTTTCAACGCGACCGTGGTTGAGAATGACGAGGAATCGTCATGAACAATCTCGAGAAACGTCAATCACACTTCCAGAAGTCGGGCCACAAGATGATCTGCTACGACGACGAAGGCAAGCTGGAGTGTGTCTGCAAGCTTCGTAAGAGCTTGGAGTTGGAAGAAGCCGAACTCATCAGTCGAGCCGAAGCCTTAGAATTGGAGCGGTGATGTCGGACGAGGAACTACCCTTCGTCCGTCACAGTGAGACCAGTAAGGCCGCAGCCAAATCCATGAGGCCGTCTGCCGTGAATCTACGGCAGCAGGTATTTGAGTACCTGAAAGAGAACGGTCCTGCGACGGACAAGCAAATCCAAGGTGCTCTCCAGCTTGCTGGCAGCACAGAACGACCGCGACGTATCGAATTGGTTGCGGAAGGCCGTGTTGCCGAGATGGGCAAGGTGATGCAGGCGAACGGACGGCAGGCCATGACCTGGGGTGTCGTTTCTGACGAGATTGTCGAAACACCGGTCGCTCCACCCCACCTGTCGCCGTCTTCAATGTCGACCTTCCACCAGTGCCCTCAGAAATTCAAGTACGAGAAGATTGACAATCTTCCACGAGGCACGAGCAAGGAGGCCCTGCTGGGCAACTTTGTCCACGACTTCCTTGAGGCTTTCTATGGTCTTGAAATTCCCCTCCGAATCAAAGAGTCCGTGAAACCGCTATTCCAGGAAATCTTCTATGGCCATGCCGGAGTTCGAGACGAACCGCTGGATATCACGGAAGAAGAAGGGGGATGGATGGAGAAACTCCACCCCTACGTTGTTGGAACTAAGGCCCTTCGTGAATTCAAGAACAAGGCATGGTGGTGCGTCCAGAACTTGTGGGATATCGAGAATCCACAACAGGTTGTGTCAAAGGGTCTCGAGTATGAACTCAACGGTGAGTTAGAGGGGGTAACCCTCAAAGGTTTCATCGACCGGCTGGACGGCGAAGGCACGACAATCGTTGACTACAAGACTGGCAACAATCCCTTTCGTTTCGACCGAGGTGCTGATCGATGGGTACCCAAGTACAAGGATGATCCATTCCTCCAGCTCAAGATCTATGCTGCGCTAGTATCGGTACTAGGACTTGGCACTCCGGACACCTTGAAATTGCTTTACTTAAAAGATGGCCAGGAAATTCAAGCAGACTTTACTGATCTAGACATCGAGGAAACGAAATCCTACGTCGTGGCTACTAAATGGGCTATAGATAAAGCCGTTGAAACCGACACGTTCCCAACGCGGATGTCGAACTTATGCAACTGGTGCACATACAAGCCTCAGTGCCCGGCATTTGCTAAGGGGGACGCATGATCCTTACAGATGATGCCTTTGCTCAGCTTGTTGCGGAAGAGGTGAAGAATCAACTCTCGCCATCACAGCGGGAGACACTTCTCGCAGTCGAGAACTGGGATCGGTGGAAGCGAGCTCTCATGGCGTTGACCACAAACCTCGTTGTTCAGATCGTGGAAATCGAGGCCAACGCCGAGGCAGACGAAAACCGCTACTCGGCTATGGGGCGGGATGGCAGAAAACTGGCCAAGGAGGCACAGGCCGCTTACGCCACACGCAAAGCCAGGATCGAGCGATTCAAGTTCCATGTTGACAAGAGACTCGATCAGGTTGCGGGCATGATTGAAACCGGTCAGCCCATAGCTGATGCCGGTGAAACTGCCAATTTCTATCGACGAGCCATTATCAAACACCGTGAGTTGATGGCGCAGTTCGATATGGAGGACACGGCTATTGATCGAGCCCTCTGGGGCACACTTGAGAACAAGTGGGAATTCGATCGGGTGACCAGTGACGCACTATGAAACGGAAGAAGCCCCTCAAGCGTGGTGCCCCCCTCAAGCGCACGGGTTCGCTTCGACCCCGTAGTAAGAAAAAGTCGAAGGAATACGTCGAACGACGGAGCCTTGTTGCCCGGCTACTAACCGACCGTCCTTACTGTGAGGCGTGTCCGGTCTTTGCCAAGCACGACGAGGCAACCCTGTACCAGCGCAAGGCCAGCGTAGACATCCACGAATTGAAGCGCCGATCCCAGGGGGGCTCAATCGTTGACGAGGACAACTGCATGGCCGTTTGTCGGGAATGTCATACCCGCATTGGGAACGAGCCGAAGTTGGCAATTGAGCTCGGGCTGGCCGTTCCGGGATGGTGGACGAAGCCGTGAAGTTCATGGGTCTCGACCTCTCCCTTACGTCAACGGGATATTCCTGCGACGGGGACAAGGGAGCGATTGCCGTAAAGAAGAAGGGTGTAGAGCGACTTGCCGCCATTAGAGATGAGGTCATGCTCATCTGTCGGGAGCATCGCCCGGATGTGGTGTTGGTTGAGGGCTACGCATATTCGTCACGGGCCGGTCAGGCTCACTCCATTGGGGAATTGGGGGGCGTTATTCGACTTGCCCTGTATGAGAACAACTACATTTTCATAGAGGTTCCTCCGGCGTGTCGTGCCAAGTTCGCTACTGGGCGGGGGAACGCATCCAAGTCCGAAGTTGTCTCTGCGATTTCCGCTCGAACCGGATTGGTTTGGGAGGGAAAGGGTGCCGACGACATGTGTGACGCATGGATCCTCGAACAGATGGGCCGTACTCGTTTCGGCCTTTCGGAAGACGAGTGGCCCAAGGTCAACTTGGAAGCTCTGGAGAAAATTGATTGGTCCCATGTTGTGAGGAAACATAATGAACTTTAGAGGTCCCATTAGCCAAGTCGAAATTGAACAACGACTGCTGTATTTTCTTGACGAGCTGGAGAGCGAAACGGAAGCTTTCGAAAGCCTCGCCGAAGATAACGCCAAGAAGGAAGCAAGGTACAAGTCGGCGTGGGCCAAGGAGTATCTGTCCGCCAAAGGATCGATCAAGGAGCGGGAATCCTGGGCCGACTACAAGATGGCTGACGAACAGTTTGAGTACAAAATATCGGAAGCCCTACTAAAATCGAAGCGGGAGAAGTTGCTCTCCCTCCGATCGTCGATCGATGCGATGCGAACACTCAACGCGAATGTTCGGGTACAGGTGTGACCATGAAACACAAAGCTAACGAATCACTCACCGATCTATTAGTTCCTCTGGACAGCCTTCAACCTCTGGAGAACAATCCCAGGGTTGGTAACGTCGATGCCATCGCCGCTTCGTATGACGAGTTCGGTCAAGTCAAGCCGATCGTCATACGCGAAAACAAGAACGGCAAGGCAACCGTTATTGCCGGAAACCATCAAGTTCAAGCTGCAAAGAAATTGGGATGGACACATATAGCAGCAGTGGCATTGGACGCTGATGATAAACGGGCCGTTGCTTTTGCGTTAGCCGATAACCGCACTATGGAGTTGGGACATACGGATCACACGAAAGCAGTCGACATGATTGTTGAGGTCGTGGACGAGTACGACAACCTCATGTCTGGCCTCCTGTGGGACGACTTCGAGATCGCTCTTTACCAAGAACAGGCAGAGGGGCAATCCGACAAAGAGGGGGGAACATCTACCTTCATCCCTCCGGAAATGATTATTGAAGAGGACGAGGATGGCGAACGTAGAATCGTCGCTGGCGATGACGTTGACCACGGAGATGTCGTGCTGCAGGGGAGCACCGTAACGCCTCAAGGGGCTGCGCCACGAGCAGTTGTCCAATACACGTTGGTGTTCGACGATCCGGAACAGCAGAAGCGCTGGTATCAGTTCGTTCGTTGGCTCCGAATGGCGTCAGCGTATGAGGGTGACACTACTGCCGAGAAGATCATGGCGTTTTTAGACGCACACTCCGAAGTATGACACGCCAAAGAATGTTTCTGGACATCTCCTGTGTGGATGCTGCCAGACAACGGATCAGGCACGTCTACGACCAGTTCGACACGGTGTGTGTTCAGTTCTCTGGTGGAAAAGACAGTACGGCGGTCCTCTATCTAGCAAAAGAGGTCCATGAGGAACGCAATTTAGGTCCAGTCAAAGTCATTTTCAGAGACGAAGAAATGGTCAGTCCCCTGGTACTGGACTATGTCAATAGGGTTAAGGAATTCGATTGGGTTGACATGGAGTGGTACTGCCTGCCCTACGGGGGAGAAGTTTGGGTTCTTGGCAGAAGGCAGTCTGTGATCCTGTGGGGAGCACAACGGAAGAAAGAAGGACGCTGGGTCCGCGAAATGCCCGAAGGGGCGATCACAGCAGAATCCTTCGGTCTTGATGCAAGTAGCCCACTTCCGGAAGCTGTGGATTACTACACCATGCAGGGAAAGAAGGGAAGCGTTGCTTTCATCACTGGCGTGCGTGCGGCCGAGTCGATGATGAGATACCGATCGCTAGTTCAGAAGCTGCATGAGAATTACATTGTGTTTCCCTTCGGGCTCAAGCGCGGAACACCACTGAAGTTTGCCAAGGTCATTTACGACTGGCAGATGGATGACGTTCTGAAATTCATCACGGAAGAACATAACGCTCCCTACTGCGAGTTTTACGATCGGGCAGCGGTGACCGGTTCCAACACGCGAGTTGGGATCCCCCTTCACTCTGTGGCTATTCGCAGGATCGGAGATGTGGTTGCGACGGAACCAGAGTTCTATGACCAGCTGTATGGGTGTTTCCCTCAAATCGACGCACAGCGCCGCTGGTGGAAAGATTTCAATATTGAAACCCTGATCGAGCAATACGCAGCCGAAGGTTGGGATGGGGTATCCCGGGCCATAGACGACTTCATGATTGGTCCTACCAAGAGTCAACGAGCCAAGGCCTATGCCGCCGAGTTTCGGAAGAAACATGCTCGCGACGAATACTCCTACCCAATCAACTGGCTCATTCGGAATCTATTGCTGAATGAGTTAACTGTTACTTCTGCCGCCCCTGTGGGACCGAAGACTCGGGCCGATACACTTAGAAAGAAGGCCGCAGGAATTATTAACTAAGGCATTATTAACTTATGAAATCCATACTACTAATTACGTCCCTGCTAACAAACTGTTGCAATGGGGTTCAATATTGGTCCGAGCCTCCGCCGCCAATCTGGGAACAGGTATACGAAGATGTTCGCGAGATCGCGGACGAGCGACACAGGCCGGGTCAGAATATTGACCTTCGGGTTGCTCCAGGTTTACCTCCCGAACGTGTGGAAGCCGTAGCGACCCTGTATGCGGATGCCACCAGCTTTTGGTCTGGAGCATTCGACTTCCCTCAAACGATTTCGCTCACAGTGATGGATGAGAGCGATCGAGGCTGGTGGGAGTCAATTACCACTCAGGAATCTCCACCCCTCCGCGATGATTACAACCTCTACGACGCTCGATGGTTTGGGGACGCCCGTTCGAACAAGAGTATTGGAATGGTAGGCACCGACCATTTAGGGATGCCACACATCGTCACCGTGGTGGGTAGTGGGGTCGATTTTGAACATTCTGGCGCATTCAGCGTTCCCTTAGTGGCCCGCCACGAAAGCACCCACTGGTTCCAATACCTGGCAAGCGGCTCGATGACGGAAAAATGTGTGGATTGGAAGATGGCACTATTTTTGGGTTACCACCTTGAGCCCGAGGATCCGAGGAATGATCTCAATACCAATGGTATGGCGTGCCCCTGGCTGAGCATGCCCTGCTGGTTCAGTGAAGGCCACGCCGAGCTATACACAATCCCATTCAGCCTACATCCCGACCGTCTGCGCGGCCTTCGAATCTGGCAGATAAACAATAAGGACACGCTGACGGAAGACGATCTGCTGAGAAGCCTAAGCCGGACTCGGCATAATCTGACGACGGGGAGACATGACTGCACTTACGAGATCTATTACCCGATCGGGCTACTCGTCAATGAAAAGCTGTTCTACGACTTTGGTGATGAGAGGATCAACGAGTTCTGGCTGGCCATTGACCAACCCAGCAGTGCGGCTGACCCGAGTTGGCATAGAGCATTCCGTAACACCTTCGGGATGGAATCAGAGGATTGGTACGTCCAATCGGCGATACCATACCTATTGGATTCATTTGAAGGTCGAGGCTAGGGAGCATGACATGACGAAACTGCATCGTTTCGAAGCCGAGTCGCTTCACGTCCCAGAATGGAACGCCACCTACATCCTGCGTCCGGACCTCCTGGTTCTGGCCAATTCATTGATGGAGTACGGCATGCTCAGTCCCATGGTCGTCCAGTCCCAAGGGATGATTGTCATCGACGGCACACAGCGCCTCAAGGCCATCCGTGGCAACAAGCACCTCGCCGAGAAATTCAAGGACGGCATTCCGGTTCATCTCATTGACTGCGGAACCGCAGAAGCTATGGCCCTACATGTCCAATTGAATCGTGGGCGTGGGAATACGGTGGCTCACAAGTTGTCTCAAATTGTCAAGCAGTTGAAGCGTTCTGGATACTTCGAGATCGAAGACTTCGAGCGACATTTCAACATGAAGGGCGATGAGTTGGAATTGATGTTGGATGGCTCAATCATCAAGCACCGAAAAGTGCCAAATCATCGTTACTCGAGAGCTTGGGTTCCTATTGAGGCCCCTGTCGGAGCGGTGGAAGAAAAGTCTCAGAGCATCGAGAAGCCTCCTACACCTGACAGGTAATAACTCCTAGCGTGTAAGGCGTAGTGCTACACTGGGACCGTAACGATTCCCGGAAGGTTTTGGCATGCCCGCACCCCGTAGCAGGTCAGATGAGATCACTCGACGCCCTGGTCGCATTCGTAGCGTAGGGCGCAACCTGGGCCAACGTCTATTCCGTCGATTACGCGGTCGTGGCGGTGGCGGGGATCGATCAGTTCGTGAAATTCTACGCCAAGGGCGCCGTCGTCGACCCGCTATTGCGTAGCAGGCGCGGGGAGCCGCTGTATGGCCCTGGTAACTAGAAATGACCTAAAGACTTACATGGACATCTCTCTGACGTTGCGTCAGGAAGATGCATGCGACATTGTGCTGGCCGGACTGCAATCTGAGCTGGAGACTTACCTTGGTCGCAAGATCGAAGCAGCCGCATTTACCGAGGAACACATCCTCGACTCAAATCACCTCGGTGTGCCAGAAGCGTCCTTTTTCTACGACAACAAGCTCGACTCAAAGGTGACTGGTGCCCTCACCTACACCGACCCTCCGGCAACGATTTACCTGCGGGAAAGCCCTGTCAACTCGGTGACGAGTGTCACGCTGACCCCGGTGACTCCTGGAAGTGCAGCCGAGGCCCTGGTGGCAGGGACGGAGTACGTCGCCCGTCGATGGGGTGTCGACGTTTATCGCGGGTCAGCGAACGACAAGATCACAGTCGTCTACAACGCCGGATTGGCTGGTTCAACTATTCCGGCAATGAAGCTAATGATCCTGCGGGCAGCTACCCGGGAAATGCAGAACATGCACGACGATGTTGTCGGCATTAAAGATCTCGAGCCGAGGAACGTTGCGCCCATGGAAACTGGTTTCTCCGAAAGGGAGTTGTTGGCGCTGAAGCGCTATCGCCGAGTACGGGTGGCCTAGCCATGGGGATCTTCAGAACCATTAGAAAGCAGGTTTCCAGTCGAGACCGGATGACCCTCGAGATCACTACGGAATTCGATTACAGCGAAATCGAAGATGACCTAGATGACATCGAAAACAAAGCCGAGAATTTTGCTCCTGTTTTCGAGCGGATCAGAGAAGATCTAAAGGAACACTGGGCTAGCAACTTCACCAAGAATGGCCTTCCCGTCGGCGGCTGGGCCCCACTTGATGCGGGCTATGCGTCATGGAAATCCGTTCACTTCCCGGGAGCTACCCCGATGGTCCAGACTGGTCAACTATTCAAAAGTCTTTCCGAGCTCCGTGGCACTCCCAACGACATCGGTAGACACCAGGCCAGATTTGGGACCAACATCGAACACGCCAAGTTTCATCAGATGGGCACTTCGAAGATGCCCAAGCGCCAACTCGTGTACGAACCTGCCGAGGCAAATCAGAAATGGGGACGTTGGGCCAAGAATCACTTAGCCGGAGCCGACCTTGATGCGGGAGACGCGTAATGGCTTACGACCTGATGCACGGTGCGCAGTTCGCCAAGAGTTACGTCAACGAATATCTCAAGAACGATATCCCCGTTCGTCTTGTGTCCTACAGAAACGGTTGGGATTTGAACGACGGCAGTTTGCCGGACATCGAATTATTCCTTGTTCATGAGCCGATTGCCCTCGACCATTGGCCGACCATTATCACGGTCGCCCTTTCGACGGGCAGCTTTGAACAAATCGGGATGGTTTCAGGTCATCCCGAATTTCGAGTTGGCTACTCCATGCGTACCTATGTGTGGGTCAGGACAGAGGGGTCCGAAGAAACCACAATGATGAGGGATCAGCTGACCACCGTCGTTCGGGCCGCTCTCTTGGATCGTCCTTGTCTGAGAGCAACTGATCCTCGTTCCACCTGGCAGGCACAAATCGATCAGGACACCATGCGAGAAGAGTTCTCTGACTTGACGCTACTGAAGGGGGACCGGGTTATGGCTGGTTCGTATATTGCCTACGAGCTGACCATCAACGAAATTGTGGCTCGAGAAAAGCTTGGGATTGTGGACGAAGAGGGCATCTCCATCGGCGTCAAGAACGTCGGGATCGGAGAGGATATAGCGGTTACGGCAACTACGTCTTATACCACTACAGGGGGCTATTCGGAATGAGCTGCATTTGCCGTAACTTGCCTCGCGGTACAGCCGATGTGTTCTCAACCGGCGCCGAGCATAACGATGGAGTGGTTGTTCTCAATCTTGGAACCGGCCCCATCGAGACTTGCGGCTGTTGTGGACACAGGGTCGATCCGCTGGGGTACATACTTTGTCAAAAAAATGACATGGTCACATCAGCCATCGCCGCAGGACATCTGCAGGTTGTAGACGAGTTCAGCGCGTTCGGTCACATACATAGTAAAGAATAAGGTACAATCAGGTTATGGCAAAAATCCCATATCAAGTATTCAGTTCTGCTCAGCGCGAAGATGCTATGCGGGCTACAGGCGAAGGCTATGTCGTCGTCTACAACCAGGGTATGGCTATTCGTGAACTTGACGAAGAGGGTCATTCACTTCCGATCGGACACTTCGGAGTCCTGCCGGAAGGGAACGAGATCCTTGACAGACTCGTTGAGGGGGGATTTGTCAGCCTAGTTTCCGGGAGCTCCGAGCCCCCCAAGAAAAAGGCCGCTCCCAAGAAAAAGGTCGAGAAGGAAGAACTTCCAGCGAGCTCGGAAAAGAAAAGCGGGTTCAAGGAAGATGCCAGAGACGGTGACGGTGACGGCATGGTGCAAGACGGTACGGAATGGGAGCGTCCAGCTTGAATTCATCTCCGGCTAAAGCCTTACATCTGATAACCTATAAACAGCAGTTGCACGAATACGCGCAAGCGTTTTGTACAATGAACAGGACACAAAGCTCCTAAGAAGACAGGGAAGGTGTTATGCCTGGTGTAGTAATAACAACAGCGGTCAGAACCGGGCCATCAGCGGACACGGTTGCTCCCTCCTCTCAGGCATTCTTCTGTGGGATGGCTCAACGTGGCCCGGTCCACCTAGCTAAGAAAATCAGCAGCATCGCCGAGTTCGAGACGACTTACGGTATTTACCAGTCGTACTCCTACCTCCACCCCACGGTGGAAACCTTCTTCGAAGAGGGTGGCACCCAGTGCTACATCGCTCGCGTAGCGGGTCCTGCTGCAACTTCTGGCGCCCATAAGTTCCTTGACTCTACGCCTGCCGACTCCTTCACTCTGACAGCTGTCGGTCCTGGTGACTGGTCAGCTCTTCTCGAAGCTCGGGTCGAAGCTGGCTCTATCTCTAACAGCGCTAACGTCATAATTTCTCACGCCAACATCGATGTCTTCACCACCGGAAACTGTACAACTGTCGACCAGATTGTTGGTCGGATTAACGGCAGTGCCGTAGCATCGTCCTACGCGACCGCAACGGCCTTGGGAACAGGCCTTCCGGCTGTCATCGCCGCACAGGCGTTGACTTACTCGGATCAGCCCTCTGGTGGTACTACGGCTTCTACGGATGACCGTTCAAACATCACAACCGCCCACTACACGGGCGGGCTACTGCTCTTCAACCACGCCTACGGCACTGGCGCTGTGAGCAACCCCGAGTCGGCCGCTGCTGCGGTTTACCAGGGCCTTATCGCCCACGCCAACAGCTACAACCGGATTGCCTTGCTGCATCCGCCCGCTTCGCAGACCGCTGCGCAGGCAGAGGCCTTTACGGAGGGCATCACGGCTGCCGAGACCAACACCGAACACGCTGCCGCCTACTTCCCATGGATCAACGTTCCCACTGCAACTGCTGGTGTGACTCGTTTGATTCCTCCGGATGGATTCGCTGCCGCTGCTCGGGCCAGGGGTCACAACCAGGTCGGACCACAGCAGCCGGGTGCGGGCCTCATCTCGAATGCCCGCTGGGTTATCAGCACCGAACTCGAAATCGACAAGACCGTCGGCGACACCCTCGACGTTGCTCTTTGCAACGCGATTCGGCTTATCAACGGCACGCTCCGTGTCTACGGCGCACGGTCCCTATCTGGTGATGATGTGAACTTCCGTTACATCACTGGCCAGGACACGGTAAACACCGTGGTGACTAAGGCGAACAACGCGCTAGAGGACCTGATCTTCAACGTGATCGACGGCCGAGGCTCGATCTTCTCCGATATCGAAGCAAAGCTCAAGGCCATTCTCGAACCGCTGCGCAACTCCGGAGCCCTCTATGAGGCCTTCGATGCAAACGGTAAGCGAATCGACTCTGGTTACACCATTGTTTGTGACACGTCGAACAACCCGGTTACACAGCTTGCTACGGGTCTCGTCAAAGCTTCGGTCGGTATGCGTGTGTCAAGCGTCGGCGACAAGATCGAAGTCGACATCGTTAAGTCAAACTTGACTAACTCAGTGGTATAGGAGGGGCTAACTAATGGCCAAGATTTCACAGCGGCAAGTACTCGCAGAGATTGAACCTGATGTTGATCTCTCTCCGAACGCGCCCAAATGGTCTGGATTCAGGTTCGCTCAGATTTCTGGTGGCGAAATCACTGCTGCCGTAGAGAAGATCTACCAGGGTGGTGACAAGCACCCCCAGGTTTTGTGTGCCCCATTCGAAATTGGCGATATCACTCTTACTGCCCATTACGACGATGACCGCACCCCGAACTCCGAGACCGAGGCGGGTATCGCTTTGAAGATCAAGTCATTGCGAGACAAGGTTGGCCAAGCCTTTTACACCCTGCACGTCAAGACCTACGACTGCGACATCGAGAACAAAAAGCTTGACAGGACCTACAGTAATGCACTTCTCGTCGGTTTGACCGAGGCTGAGGGTGACGCTTCCTCTGGAGCTCCGGCAACCTTCGCACTCACGTTTGCTATCCAGGGTGTCGACCCGGGTTGATCTCCTAGATAGTCAACCCTTTCCCCTGCACGGTGATGTTGCTGTGCTAATGTGCGCCTTATGAGCGACTCATTGTACGAAACACCCAATGAGGGCGAAGCGGCTGAGAAATCCACCTCGAAGAAGGTCACAAAGGATCTCGCCTCTGCCTCTGCCCCCAAAGAGGAAAATCTTCTCGAGAGGCTGAAAGCTACAATTTCAGCCAAAGTCGAGCGGGAAGTCGTGTTGCTTGAGGTTCCCGATCGCAAAGATGTGCTCTTGCGCATCAGCCCCAACATTACCCAGGCCCAAATGAAGGCTTGGCGTAAAAACGCTGGTGAAGAGACCAAAAATGGTCTCGATCCTACGAAATTCGCCTGTCAGGTAATCGGACAATCCTGTGTCGGTATTGAAATAGACGGACAGGAAGTCTTCGATGAAGCGGGTAACTCCCTGAACTTTGCGGCAGACGAGGTTCTAGAGATGACGGGCACCACACGGCCAGTTCCGGATGCAGTACGGGCCTTCTTCGGGACCGACCCACATATTGAGGGAGCAGCTTTAGCGATTCTTGAATCCGCTGGTTACGGTGACACCGTTGATGTGGTGGACCCTACGAGTCTGTCTTCGATGAGTTAATCAAAGATCCGTACATACTGAACGCTTCAAGGCTGGCTGAGGTTTTCCACTCTAGCCCCTTACAACTACTAGATTGTACGGACACTGAATGGTTCATTCTGATGGCCTGTGCTAAAGTTATAGAGAACGATCGTGAAGCAGCGGAGCGTGAAAGGCGGTTGAATTCCCCCAATTAGCGCACGTCCGGCCAGGGCAGGAGTGACCATCTATGGCTGATACGTCACTCATTATTAGAGCCAAGCTGAAGGGGGAAGAGGAGCTTCGAAAAGCCCGTAACCGCCTTCTCCAAATTGGAGCCGCTGCAAAATCCGCCGAGAAGAATATCGCCCTTCTTGCCAGGGGCAACAGAGATCTCCTTAAGTCGATTAACCGAACTGATGGTCGCTGGAAGAAACACTTTGACGACCTAGACGGAATCATCAAGAAGTTCGGCTCGCTGACAATGGGTGGCCTGAAATTGGCTATCAAGGCAGCCGGTGCCGAAATGGTCTTAATGGCAGCCTCCATGGTCGCACTCCACGGGCTTTTCCTGGCCGGTCAGGGGTTAATGAAGGTCTATACCGGCGCACTCAATATGATCGCTGGTGCCGCTTCCGCTGCTGGTGTAGCCCTGGCATCTGTCGCTGCCGCAATGCGCGAACAGCAGGCAGCCATGTTCGCCTTTAGGGGCAACGCCATGGGCATGGATCGGTTCGGCACGAGCATGAACAAGGTCCGTGTCGTAATGCGCGGTCTCCACACCGATTCGAACCTTGCTGCTGCTGGCATCGAGAACCTCAACGCTGCCTACAGCGCGGTATCCCAGAACTCCACATTCACTCGTGGTTCTCAGACAATGTTGAAGAGTCTGATGGACTTCGCTTCTGCGGGACAAGATGTCAAGAAGGGCGTGTCCTCTGCCGGGAGCCTCATCGGCACGATCCAGGATCCCAAGAAGTCTTGGGGCGATATTCGAGCCGCTGCGGAAGCAATGGGTCCGCAGATGAAGAAGGCCATGCAAGAGGCCATGAAGGCGGGGATCGACACACGCGCCGAATTGGTTGCGGCGATCAACAGCGGCGAGCTAGCGGTGTTGGGTGGTGTCGAGGGCCAGTGGGAAGCCGTTTCTGGCACAATTATGAGTGTCTTCAAATCTGCCTTCACCACAATTCGCAACGACTTTGCTGACATGGGTCAACAATTTCTCAAGCCGATCAAGGAAGCCCTAGACGAGTCAGTCAACACGTTCCGTAGCGGTATGTTGCGAGTATGGGGTCCGCTTGTTCAGTTCGGTCAAGGGCCCTTTATCGACTCCATTGTTGGCATGACCGAAAAGCTTACGGATGCCTTTGTCAGTCTGGTCAGGAGGGGGCCGGAGGTTGAGGGCATCTTCGGTCGTATCTCCGACCGCTGGACAGGATTTGTCGACGGCTGGAACAAGGTTCTAGAACGACTCCGCCCACTCCTTGACGGTGCCCGAATTCTTGAAACGATGTTCGGAAACATCTTTGGTGCAATTGGCACATACATGGCCGAGTCCTTCGGCACCTTCAATCAGATGATTCAGGACAACCAGCCTCATGTGGAGAAGTTCGGTGACCGTTTAGGCGAGCTCTTCGCCGCCTTCGGACGGTTCCAGAATCAGCTCAAAGAACTATTCATGGAGGCCCTCCCCTTTGTGAACAAGGTTCTTTCCGGTGTACGCCAGATTGTGGACATGTTGACCAGCGTCATGAAATTTATGGGCGGGATGATGGGAGGCCTTGGTGACGGAGCGGGGGCCATGGGTCTTTTGACCGGAGCCATGCTCATCCTTTCGAGGCTTAGGGCATGGGCTGGTGGATTCCTGTTCCAGAAGTCAACAGGCACCATGAATGTAAACGCTGGTTCGGTGGTTGTCACGGGGGCTACGGCGGGTGGACAAATGAACCCCGGTGGCATGCCCCCCGTCTACCCGGGCTCCAATGGCCAAGGTGGAGGCGGGTTACTTGGACCCAATGGTCAACCCATAGGGGGAATGCGTTCATCGAACATTTCACGTTTTACCCCACTCAGTCAATCGCAGAGGTCTGCTTACGAAGCCAGAGCGAATCGGATGATGACCCGTTCACAACAGGTCGGTTCAGCAAAACGTGCCATGTACGGCCAGGCCGGGCCTGGAGCCGGAGGTTGGCGAGGTTTTATGAATCGAGCGCCAGGCGGACCCAGCCTGTGGAATAGAACTGGTGGATATCGGCTTCGTGGAATGAGGGAAGGCACCTCCGGTATGCGCCAACGCTTCAACAGCAGCATGGGCGCCAGGATGGGCATAGGCATGGGTCTCGGAATGCTTAGCTCCCATGCTCCTCAGGAAATTCAGGGTGCCCTCAGCATGGGTGGTATGGCAGCGATGATTAACCCACTGGTTGGTCTTGGTATCGCTGGCATTGGCACTGCCATGAAGAGTGAAAACGCAGCGCACGCCGGTATCGGTGGTGCTGTTGGTGGGGCCGCTCTTGGATTCCAAGCAGGTGGTCCGTGGGGAGCCGCAGCCGGTGCAATCGTTGGAGGCGTATACGGCCTTCTCAGTGCCGGTATCAGGCGCGAAGCTCGAAAGAGGAAGTACGCAAGAGAAGCTGGCGATGCAGCGGCAACAGCCGTAATGGACGCAGTCTTCGACGGACTTGGACTACAGGCAGCGGCTCGCGGTGGGGTAGCTGCCGTTCTGCCCGCGAACATGAGATCGGCCTTGGACGCTGGCAGCAAATACGCCTCAGCGAACGAAGCAGCCCGTCTGTGGGGTCTGGACACTAAGGGATACGCGGGTCGCGGAGGCACCAGCGCGCAGAGAAAAGCGTCTGCCGCCAACAGGGGGTCACAGCGGGCTTTCATAGAAAACCTGATGGCCACCCAGGGTCCCATGTCAGGTGATTTCGACCTTCAAAAAGTCCTAGATGAAGGGAAGTACGGGAACTTCCTAGCCAGTTACGCCAACAATTTGGGTGACGAAGTAAGGGCCATGGAGTTCACCATCGACACCGGGGAAATGCGCCTGAACCGCTTGGCTGGCAGCATGGGTCTAACCAATACTGCCGTCCTGGATATGGCGCAAGCAACGGGAACCAATCTTTACGACGCCACCAAGTCTTATGGGGATCTGGCTAAAAGTGTTGCTGAGGGCCTGATGCACTCGGTCAATGATCTTCAGAACGCCGCTGGCGATCGAGCCGGTGGGCGGGCCTCCATGTTCCAGACCGAAGTAGATCGACTTGGGGCTCCAGCGATAATCGACGAAATACAGACGGGTCTGCGCGACATGCTCGCTAGCGGCGATTGGGACGAAGCAACCGCTATGGAGGAATTCGGAAGACTCGAGGGTGGATACATCAGCCTTGCTGGTGGAGACACGATGCTTGCCGAACAAATGATGGCGGGGGCATTGGGATTTGGTGGAGACGCATGGAGAACAGGCGGATCCATGGGGCCCGAGCTCCTGGCCAAGCTCCGAGAAAACGACATGTTCAGGAACTGGCAGAGTGGAGAGGATGGCATAGGTACGACGGGGGCAACTCAGGCTGGCAATACCCGAGAGGCACTGCTAGCGAACCTGATGTCTGCAGGCTTTACCGGGATGGAAGCCCAGGGCGGAAAGAGTCTTAGTGACCAACTAATGCACAGGCTCGGACCCGATGCATCATACGAACAGTTGCTCGCCATCCAAAATTCAGGTCTGTTGGATCAAGCCAATTACTACGGAGAGGACGGGAAGAGGAAGAGCACCTCCGATATAAGCGCAATGTTCACGAATGCAGGTCTCACGAACTTGTTCACTCAGCACACAAGCGATAACGCTCCACACCAAGTCATGAAGGACTCTACCGACAAGTTCAGCGACGCTGTTGACAGGTTCATAACCAAGATCGATGAAGTGTTCAATCAGGACACTGACACTGCCACCCCCAGGCGCAGGATGGTCGGCATGCGAGGACTGCTCGCTAAGCGGTCATCCATGTTTAGAGCAGCTGGCAGCAGTTCGGACCATCTAGCCGGAGCTGCCAACGACTACTACGGCTCGGGATTGGGTGCAATTCAAAGTCAGATCACCGCAGCGGGTGGATTCGCCGAAAGGCACGGACGTGGCCCCTCTCGTCATCTACATGCCGTGGAGGGTGGCGGCGGCGGTGAAGGATCTACTAGCAACTACACGATCAACGTAACCGGTGGAGCTTCGGCTAGCCCTGCAGAGATAGCTGACGAAGTGATGTATCGGATTCAGCGCCAGCAGGCAAACTTTACTGAAAGGAGATAGCCGTGTCTAATACGAAAGTAGGTGCTGTCTGGCCCTCTGACGCACGGAATGCCGGGCTTTGGGTTTATCGAAACCCCGCAAGTACCGATACTCGTTTGAACGGCATCCTGGAGGGAAGGGTCTCTGGTTCCAGTCAACACGCCGCCGGGGACATAGAGAGAACCTTTGTGATTACCAAGTTCTGGGGTATCGGCCATGTGACTGTCTCTGCCAGGAAGGGGCTGACAACAACGGCAACAAGAACATGGAAGAAGTTTCCTCTGTGGCTCATGTCGAAAAGCACAGGTGGCTATCCATATGTACGCGACGATGATGTGGAATTGTTTTACTTCCAACGGCAACCTCAGAAGAGGGGCAGGCCGATTGAATGGACTCCCCAGTTATATACCGTCTACTTAGCCAAGAACGAAACTCAAGTTTATGCTTTCAATGCCTCCTCGGGAGCAGGTGCCCATCAGGAAGGCAGACATACGGGATCCAGGAAGAGTGGCTACGCCCCCCAGGGAGGCGTCCATCCCGGCTCGGAGCTGAGCGCTTCGGAACAGGATCGTGAAGAAGGGTGGGGAGTTGGGGTCACCCAGACTGGCAGTTCAACACCCATGGGTGCCAACGAGGCACGATTGATCTTTGCAGCAGCGATGATGGATACCGGTCGCTGGGAGTCTGACTGGAGTAAACAACGTGCAGACATGGATGCGATCGCTAGCAATGTTCGCAGGTCAGTAAGAGGCATACCGCCAGGTATTGCCCTCCTCGATGAGGGCGGAATTTCCCAACAGATCCAAGAGGCGCTCATTGAAGCGGGGTATACGCAAGCTCAGGTTGACTGGTATACCAGTGGTGGATTGACGAATCCGGAACGTGACGGTGTGAGCGCTCCATGGAAGAGTCAGGCACAAGCGGATGCCGCCGCCCCTGGAGCCGGTGCCGAGGACCACCACATCTTGCCGCCAACTCCAGCACTTACAAAACTTGTAGTCAGAGCCCCAATTGGTTATGTGCAACCGGCAAATGCACACCATTCCGGAAAACCTGAGTTAACTCAGAGTTTCATGAAATACAACGACCACACCCACAGGCTTGAAGCCACGGTGGATCGGTTCTTCTTCCCGATGATTCCCAATACCGTCAGTTATTCAGGCTTGGGTTCGCGGTGGGTTGAAATCCCCCGCAAGGGAGATTTTCCAATTGTCGAGTTCTCCGACTGGGCTCTCATGAAAGTCCAGTTTGAGTTTCTCGTTGCCAAGGAAATGGACGGCCTGAAAACCGATGTTGCGCATCAATTAAATCAACTTAGGCGAATGGCGCAGCGTCGAAATCCTGTAATGGTGCATGGAATGGATGACCTTTTCCAATTGCAGCTGAAACGAGCTGCAAGAACGCACAAGGCTCTTCAATTTGTCATCGCGGATTTCACGGTCCAATCACAACGACGGACAATCCAGGAGGGCAACAAGGAGATTACGGCAGCACAGTGCAGCATGACTCTCCAGGAAATGCCGATTGAGGAAATGAATCTGGTAATGATGAGTATTCCCCCACTGGCCGATAGTTCGGTACCAGCCACTCCAGATGTGGTCATCGAGGGGCCACCACATCTCACCATGGAGCGCTCCACTCAAACGTTGTTGGCCATCGCGGGGATCGACACTGGAACAGTTACGGGCTAACCAATGGCCGGAAGACTGTACGAAGACAAAAGAAGTGCACGAGAT